GCTTTCTGTGATGCGGGCGTAGTTAGGTCCATGACGCCGATGATGGCGTCACGACGATTCTGGGCTTACATCTGCTGCGGCGGTGCCGATGCGCCGTTGTTCGGGTTGGTGTGGCCGTTGTAGATGGTGCGGTCGCCAGCCATGCTGCGAACCTTGTCGGTGATGTCCAGGTCGGCCTTGATGTTCTTGTTCACCTTCACGTCACCGGTGAAGGTCGTCAGCGGCGAATCAATCGTGGTTCCGCCCGGGAACTTGAGCATCGCGGATCCGACACTGGTCACCGTCACATTGCCGCTTGGGGCGATATTGATCGTGCACTTCACCGCACCGCCGTTGGCCACCACCAGCTGCATATGCGGCGCCCGGCCCGTGTTGTTGGCAATTTTCCACTTCTTGTCGAAGTCCTTGCCGGTCAGATCCTCATGCGCCGGGGTTTCGCCAAAGCGGAAATAGGTGCCGCTTGGGTGGTACCACTCAGCATTCCCATTGGCGTCGATCGTTTGATAGAAGTCCGAGGCGTGCCGATCGATCTTGCGGTTGTCATCCGGGAAGGTCATCTGGCATATCTGTGGGAACAGGAACCCTTCGATGTATGGCGTACCCTCGCACCAATCGACGATCGCGATGATGTCGCGCCCCGTCTTTTGGCTGGAGTTCCACTGGCTGCCATCGGGGGCGGCCGCCGGCACTGGAAGGTCGTTCAGGCCGGTGTTGGTGCTGGCGGTGTTAGACATCACCTGGACGCCCGCCAGGCGAGAGTTGTCGCTCAGGATCACCAGGTCACAGGAATGGTCTTCAGGGTGGATTCGCACCACCCGCGCCCGCTTCGACGTTGCACTCATTGGACCAGCTCCGCGAGATACGGCGAATCAACACCGCCCGCCATTTTGATTCGGTTGACGAAACTAAGGCCGCGCTCCAGCACCAGATTGGTATAGAAGCCGCGATAGGGAAGCATCTGGTGCGACACCTGGCTGACGTAAAATAATGATGAGAACGTGCCGCGACGGATTTGCACGTAGCTGCCTTCCTTGATTCTCTCGTTGCCCTTGATCCGCATAGATCCGCGCTCCAGCAGGCTGTTGTCCTTGTTCTGCGCAACCAGGAACGCCCGGCGATTGCCTACCCAGTCGAAAATGTTACCGTCACGCACATCCTGCTCGGATTCGGTCAGGCCCGATTTGTTGTTGGTGACCGAAGGACCGCCAAGCGTGGTGTTCTGCCAAACCAGGCGAAGACCGTACAAGGCCGAAGCGCTGTTCGGGTACTGGGTCAGGTCAACGGTGCTGCGCTGTTCACTGTTGGCCCCCATCTGGCGCATGACCGCGTCGCTGTTCAGGTTGAACGTCGGGGCCGACACCCAGTAATAGTTGCCCACGCCTTCATCAGATCGACCGACGTCGATCGAGATAATGTCGGCGGCGTCAATTTCGAACAGGTTCAACTTGCTGGCATCGGTTGCGCCGGTGCTGAGCGCTGGGGCAACGGTGACTTTGGAGTCAACCGGGATGCCGTTCAGATCCAGCACCGGGTTCTGACGGTAGGTGCAATAAACGCCCGCGTCGTCCTCGGTGATAAACAGCTCGTTGAAAATCCCCACGTCCAGGTAGTTGCGCAGCAGCTGGTAGATCGCGCCTTCAGCCGACTGAATGCCGGTGATACCAACTGCCGCCGCGACGACCTGATCAGCCTTGATCGTCAGCAGCGGGAACCCAGACCCTTCAGGCAACAGCTTCGCCAAGAATGGGTTGATCAGGTCGTCGACCGCTGTCTGTAGGAACGCCACGTTGGTCAGGGCGTTTTTGTAGCCGGCGCCGAACTTGTCCATCAGTTTGAACGCTGACAGGACGTCTTCGCCGGTGATGTAGTTCGGGCCGTAGAACAGTTGCAACATCTGCCAGATTTTTCCGTAATCCTGGCCGTGAATGGTGACGGTTCGCGCAGGACGCCCGCCCCCGCTCATTTCCTCGTGCCGGGTGATGCGCGAGACAAAGCCACGCATGACGATCGGGGCCATGATGTTGGCGTCTTGCGATCGCTGCATCCTGATTTCGATCAGATCCATCGGTTCAACGATCCCGTATAGGGTGTCAAGTCCGCCACTGTCCGCCGGCATATCTGGGATGGTAATGGCAAAGCCCCCAGCAGGATCGTGGGTGCCCTTGGTGGTGTTGATCGACGAACCATCGCCCAGCCATGGCGCCAGGTCGATAACGCCATTGGCACCCTGGAAGCGCACCGACGTCGGTGTCATGCCATCGACCGTCTTGCGGTTTACGGTCTTGATCAGCCGCACCTGATAGCGCGGCTGGTAGACTTTCATGCTCATAGCGCTTTAATCCCGTTGACGGTTGGGCGGCCTACCGACGTATTGATGCTTACGTCATTCATGCGGTTGCCGGACTGGTCGCGCATGGTCACGTCGACCGCGACCGCGTGCTGCATCGTCTGCGGCATCTGGTACGTCTGCTGCTGTTGACGCTGCGATTCATTGGCCGCCAGTTCGCGCTTTTTCTTGTCGATCTTGGGCAGGTAGTCGCGATTGACCGGACCCCAGTCGTCCTCGTCATAGCCGCCGTGGTAGCTGCGCAGCATCTTGTCGGCGTCGCCGTTGTAGCGGCGTCGACGCTCGGCCATCAGCTTGTCGTACATCAGGAAGGCATCATCGTTGTTGTGCGGATTCAGCTTGCGGCCTTCCTCCTTTGAATACGTGTCGACGTTTTCCGGCATGATCTGGAATATGCCGCCGGCACCCTTGCTGCTGATGGCGCCAGAATCAAACGAGCTTTCGACGCCAATCAGCGCAGCCGTGGTGCCTTTGTCGAGGCCAGCCTTGCGGTCAGACTCAGCGGCACGCCGCAGCAGGTCAGGTGTCGCGCCGCTGTTGTCGCTGCGGGATCCTGGTGAAGGTGCTGTCGCCGAGGCCGGAGTGCGATCCCGTGGCGGCAGGTCAACCTGCGAATCTTCCTGCGGCTCAGGGTCGTTCGGGTAACCACCTTCAGGCACGTCCGGGAAATTTGGGTTTTCCGCAAGTGCCGCACCGGCTTGATCCGGGGCGATGCTTGGCGTTGGCGCGCCATCTACCGCAAGAGCTGTGGCAGTGCCGCCGGTGGCGGGCGTCTTGCCCTTTCCGGTCCATTTTTCCTTGCCGTAGCGGTCTTTTTCGTTGTCCAGCGCCAATTGATATTCGGCCAGCGTTGCATCGCGCCGATCCTTGGCCTGCTGCTGCTCATCGGTCAGCCCGCCACGCAGCATGCGGCGCGATGCGGCAGTGAACCCGGACGGGACAAGCCGTTCGTAATCCTTCTGCGCAGCGTTGTATTCAGCGCCCTCCTTGCTGTCGATGGCGACCCGTCGTTCCTTGTGTTCAGCCTCAACCCGGTGGCGCTCGGCCGCTTCAACCGCCGGGTCCACGCCAGCGATGCGCAGCACCGCCGCCTGAATCGCCGTCAAGGCTGGCAGACCTTCATCCGCCAGGCGCCGTACCGCGTTGGCCGTGGCTTCTGCCGCTTCCCTCGCCTTGGAGCCTTCGGTGTCCTCCTGATTCTTACTGGCGACTTCCTTGGTCTTGGCGTCCTTTTGCGCTTCCGTCAGGGAACTGTCGGATTCGATCTGCGACAGGCGCGAAACGCCGCTCCCGCTGACGTCCTTGGGATTGATGCCCAGGCGCTGCAAGCGCGAGATCATGCGATCGTTGTCGGCAGGCTTCGAAGACAGCCAGGCAGCCGACTGGCCGTAACTGGTACCGAACGTGGTCTTGAACGCGTTCAGCAGCAGGTCAGGCGACTTATTGGCGTACTGCTTGACCAGCTGCTTCTGCAGGGTGCCAACAGTCGATTCGTTGTCGCCCCAGGTCTTGCCAGACTTGGTGCCGCCGCCGAACTTGGAATAAAAGGCAGCCATCGGCGATTCAGGGCCGAACGCAGACTTGCCCGAACCGAAGGCGCCGCCTTCCATCTGGATTTCGGCCTGGATCGGATTCAGGTCTTTTTCACGCTGCAACACGCCGGACATAAAATTCTTGCCGGCTTCAGTGGTACCACCCTGGCGAATGGTGTTGTCGATGGTGCCGATGATATTGCCGGCGTTGGTCGGGTTCATGCCCGCCAGACCGGTATTTTCAAGGGCCGCCATGCGTGCCAGCCAATCGTTGGTGCCGGGGGTGCTTAGGCTGGTGCGCGCAGCGCCTTCGACGTAACGCCCCAGGCTGGCCAAGACGTCGCCAATACGCGGCAGGTCGCCCGCCTTGGCCACGGCTTCACCGATCATCAGCGCCAGGCGCTTGTTGTCGTCGGCGTTCTTGGTGACGCCAAGGCCTTTCATCTTGCCGAAAAAGTCCACGCCCGCCGTCGGGTCGAGGCCGAACGATCGTGAGAACCCGACGCCCACGCCCACTTCATCGCCAAGGGCTTTCGGATCTTTGCCAGGTCCGCCGGACAAGTTGGCATAGCGCTTCATCAGCGACGATGCTTCGGTGTCGCTCAGGGCGTAATCATCCGCCAGGGTGTGCGTGGCACCTTTAACGCGCTCAAAGGACACGCCGACATCGCCCAGCGTCCGCTTCAGCGTATCGAAGCTGACGGCCAGGTCACGGGCTTCGCTGACCATGGATAGAATACTGGTCAATCCGCCCGTCAAGCCGCCGACAACCGCGCCCAGCGGGCCTGCCGCCAAGCCACCAGCCAGCGCGCCAGACGTGATGCCCCCACCGAGTCCACCCATCTGGCCAGCGGCACCGCCGACCAGCCCAGCAGCACCGCCAATGGCTGCGCGTTTCAGCCGCCCAGGTTCGGTGCCAGGGCTTGGCATTGGAGCGTCACCTGGATTGTTCGGCGAATCAGGTCCGCTCTGCGGCTTCGGCGCCCCCGGTGCATTCGGCGACGTGGTGGTCACCGACTCAGGGCTCAGATAGCGCAGGACCGTCGCGGCGTGACTGCCGCGCTGATCTTTATCCTTCCAGACCTTGTCCCAGTCCACTTTGTCGAAGCTGCGCCCGCCCTGGTCACCGGCATCCAGGGCTTTCTTCAGACCCGGCGCGAGGCGAACCATCGCTTCGAATTCCTGGCGCATCTTGCGGACATCATCGAGGCTGATCTTGCTGATCGGCGTAAACCTAGCCCGGCCAGCTTCCTCGGCCACCCTGCCAAGGTCGTTCAGGGCGCCTTCAACCTGCTTGATCTGCTGGCTGATGTCTTGCTGATTCAGCTCGGCGCTGACTGGGATCTTAATGCCACTCATGCTTTTGTCCCGATGTCTTCCCAGTCGTTGATGTCATCCAGCGACGGCTCTGATTCTGCCGCCGGCTGTGCCTGTTGCTGCTGCTGTTGCTTTTGCCTGGCCAGTGCCCGTGCTTCGATCCCCGCCATAATTTCTTCCTCGTCGAAGTCTTCGTCGTCGAATTCTTCGCCTGGTGGTTGTTCGAAGTAATGCCAGGCCCAATATTCCGCCTCGATCTGCTCCAGGGTCAGGTCAAGGAAGCGCGGATCATTCGGTGGCAGGTTGTACTTGCGGCGAAACCAGAAGCTGATCGTGTCCACCAGCTGCTTGCCCCGTTCCTTGGCCCGGCGCTCCCTTTGCTTTGCGAAACTGGCCCTCCCGGAGGCGAAGCGCCTTGTTCACGTTGCCAATTTTTGCGTAGACGTCTTCGTCCAGCGGATCCATGTCGTCAAGATCCCAGCCGGCAGGTGCCGAAACGGTCAGCACCTTCAGCGTTGCAATCCAGCCAGCAATGGTTTCCAGAAATGGTGTAGGGGTTTCGACGCCTTCGGTCAGGCGCGAATATTCAGCGGCAACGCGCATTTCGTCGCGCATGGTCCGGCGGGCAAAAACAAAGTGGCCAACGCCTGGAACGTCTTCGTGGAAGTCGGTGTCTGCGGGGTAGCGGCTCATGAAAAATCCTGATCAGGTGGGTGGTAATGCCTTCCCGGTCATTTTCTAGTCACGACAAAAAGCCCGCACTAGGCGGGCTTCTGTTGTAACTGGCGGGGTTAGCCGCCGGTGCCGCCAACGTCCAGCGCGTTGAACTGACCGGATCCGATCAGGATCTGGTGCGCCGATACTTCCATGTCGCCGGATGCGTAGCTGCAACCGGTGTACTTGCGCAGCAGCGTGCCGTCGTCCTTGTTGTAAGTCTCCATGTCGAAGACCAGGCCTTGCAGCACCGCGTCGCCGTTTTCAGCAAAGATGCCACGTTCCCGCATCTTGTCCGTTTCGAGGATCAAACGGCTGACGGTGATAGTGTGGCGCGCCATGGTTGGCACCCATTCACCGACGTGGATGTCGCCAATGCCGGATGCCGGCTCTGGCGAGTAGTCATCGTTCATCCGCACGGATTTGACGAAACCAACCTGGAAGCCGTCATAGGTGATGACTGTCCGGTTACCACTGCGAACCTTATGGTTCTGTTTCATGTTCTAGCCCTCCTTATGCCGAGGCTGTGCCGGTGAAGACCTTCAGGGAGATCGACACAGGGATGTAGTTGATCGGGATCACTGGCGAGCACTGGAACGCCACGGAAAGCGTGTCGCCGCTAGCGGTAACGGTGATGCCCATGTATGGGGGGTTGGCTTTGTTGCCTGCCAGAACGCCAGGGCCGGAAGGCTCTGCGACCGACAAGGCCTTCAGCGCGGTTTCGGTGATCGTGGCTGCGCGACCCAGGTTGACCTGGTTGTTCTTCTGGCCGCGCAGGACGTCCAGGGCTTCGCGAACGGTGCGGGCGGTGTAGTCGGTTGCCCAGCCGCAAGACTGCTCGACCTTGTTGAACTTCTTGTCACTCAACCAGGTACTGATCGACTGCACGACCTTGTAGCCGTTCTTCGTGTCCTCGATGCACAGCACGCCACCCAGAATCAACGGGTCGGTGTCGGTCGGGTTGCGCAGCTTGCGTTCCAGGCCGGCGACACTGATCGGCTTGTTGCTCAGTGCGGTACCTGGGTTCACGCCAGCGAACATGCCGGTCAGCAGCGCAGCGGTGTACGAGGCGTTGAACAGCGCCAGGTTGCCGTTGACGTCGTAGCCGTAATGCCCCATGTGTACCAGCGACGTGCGATCGGAGTTCAAGGCCTTGGCGAAGGCGATCGCAGCTGCGTCGGTCGTGGCCAGGTCGGTACCGCAGATGGCGCGGCGCTCCAGGCGGCCAAACTTGGACATGAACTGGCAGTGCGCATCAGCCATGGACCAGATCGCCGGGGTGGTGCTGACCGGGCAGATCCATTGCGCATCCACCGTTTGCATGGTGGTGAAGGCCGCCGACCATTCGGTGTTGGTAGTGACGCCGTCAGAACCGCCAGACAGGTAGGTGAATGGCAGCAATGCAGGCTGTGCGCCAGCGTTCGCGACGCGGGTCGCCGTCACGTAGCCTTCGCTGCCACTGTTCAGCCAGTCAACAACAGCCTGCAGGTTGGCGTTGACTGTGGCGGTGGTCTTGACGCTGGTCGACGTCGAGTAGTCCAGGCCGTTAAGCGCCGATGCGTTGACGAAGTTAGGATCGACGACTGCCGCAGAGAAGCCGGTGATGCTGTTGATGTAGTCGACTACCTGTTGATAGGTCGAATACACGTTCAGGTCGACGGTGGCCACGGTAGTGCCGGTTGGCGCCTGCAGGACGATGCTGGTACCCGAAACAGTCATCACTGCCGTCGGGGAAGCGCCGCCGTACAGAACGGTGAAGGCCTGGCGCGCAATGTTGTCTTGCGTGACGTAGCCGGTGCCGTACTGGGTTGTCACCATCAGGCCAGCTACCGAAGCAGCCTCGATCTTCACCTTGATCTGGTTGTTCCACAGACCATAGTCGGTGGACTTCAAGGTGATGCAGTTGGCTGCGGTGCCATCCTTCAGGATCAGGGTCGACTGCAGGGCTGGATTGACACGAATACCGTAAACGGTAGACGGGCCGCCAGTTTCAGTGCTTGGCGCGAACGCCTTGGTGATGGCGTCGAGCAGCGGGCCGCTGACCAGTGCCGCTTTGGCTTCCGCAGGGGTGCTGAAGGCCAGCGGGGTGTTTGGCTGACCGCCGGTACTGGTACCGATGAACGCCGCGTAGTTGCCCACGCCAAGGTTCGCGCTCTGGTAGGCAGAGTCGTCGACTTTGGACATGGTCGCCGGGGTTACCCACAGCTTACCGTTGTAAAAAATAGACATTGCTTAGTCCTCAATGACTTGATTTGTAAAGTCGGCGAACTGCGCCTGGAACGTGGCTTCAAGCGCCTTGATGACGCCCGTCTGCTTCGCGGTGAAGAAGAAAGCGTTCACAAGCTCGACGCGGGAATCACGCAGCGACAGCTTCTGCATGAACTCGTCCAGGGTGATTTCAAAGGCTGCGGGAATAGGGGTGTCCGACATCGAAACGTCCTCAACAGTGGTTGTTGCTTGATCGTCAACAGGGGTTTCAATGCCGTCTGCCGGATCCTGGGTGGTGCTCTTGGAAGCCATTTTTTTGGGCCTTTAAGGTTGTGGGTCAGTGACGCTGACTTCGATGTCGGTGATGGTCCCGACGCGGCTGGTGATGCGAGCCGAAGCCAGGCAGGTGAAGTTGCAAAGGACTTGGTAAACGGGCGGCCCGAACTCGCCGTTGATGGCGTTGATGTCGGTGAAGCTGAAGCTGACCTGTTGGAAGCCGTGGGCATCGAGGATCGACAGGTTCGCCAGCAGGACGCGGCGCATCGCACTGCGCAGTTCGATGCGCTCGTTGCTGTTCAGGGACCAGCCCAGAACGCTGATCGCCACGCGCTCCAGCCAGCCTTCGGCTTCGTCACCTTCGTCGCTGTCCGGGTCGTCCATGCCGATGCCGTAGTCTTCTCCCACGGCCCGATCGGCCGGGCTGGCAGAGTCCATTTCAAGCGTCACCAAGGGGAACGACAGGTCCTGCGACATCGATGGCGGTGCGGTGTAAACCTGGATGTAGCCGTTGTCAGGAATGAAGTTGCCGCGCTTCACCTCAACCAGCAGCCCGGCTTCCAGGCGCTCGCGTAGGAACTTGACGACGTCTTGCGTCTGGTCTTCATAAGTGGCAGCGGGGGTGGCATTGACGGTGGCAGCAGGCAGCCAGTCGGTGCCGTTCCAATAGAACGGCTTGTAAAACGCCATGACTTCGTTCTGCAGCGCCGTCACGTCGACAAAATTCTTGTCGGTACCCTCATAAGCACGCAGCGCGCTGGGGTCATCCTGATCGGCGAAGGTGTCAGAGGCTTTTCGCAGGACGCGCCAGTTCTTCGCGCCGGTTGGAGGCTCGATGAATACACGCAGGGCATTGCCACTTGAGAGCGGCCGGATAATTGAGATCATGGGTGGATCTTGCTGTCACGACGTCGGGACGCGACGCTTGATCCATGGCCGACCTACGAATCAATTTCAGCTTTGACTTGGGCGATACGCTCGACATCCAGGGCATCGTCAACAAGCAGGTTTTCCCGCTGCTGAACCAGGCGGTGCGGGCTGTCGCCAACCAGACAGCGTTGAACTGGCAGTCGAACATCTACAAGGCAAAACTCTGGTCTGGCGAAAAAGACGCCTATGCGCAGACCGTCACCTGGAAAATGACCGGTGACTTCACAGCGATGGTCGAATCCGACTACCGCTATGCGCAGGACATCGAGACAGGGCGCCCGGCCCGCGACCTGAAAAAGATGCTGTTCAGCAGCTTGAAGGTACGACGCACTGAAGACGGCCGCCGCTTCCTGATCATTCCGATGCGGCACAACATGAGTAAGTTGCAGGACGCTGGCCTGTACGACATGGCGGCGTCGCTGGATGCTTCGACGATCATCGGCCAGGGTGCGCGCCCCAGCGGCGAAGTCACCAATATGTCGCCGACCACCGGGATGTCAGCGTCCAAACAGCAGACGCCGTTCCTGTCGAACATCCAGACCAAAAAGGCAATGACGGTCAACCAGAACCATTACCAGTGGGGCGAGCGCCTCAAGCGTTCTGCGATGAAGGCCGCCGGCATTCCGGCCGAGACACGCAGCTGGGCCGCAGGCATGCGCCGGTTCGACACCAGCACCGGCGGCGCCAAGTCTTCGGCGTACCTCACGTTCCGCATAATGATGGAGGGGTCAACGGGCTGGGTGACCCCTGCGCAGCCAGGTCAGGAAATCGCCCAGAAGACCGTTCAGGAAATGCAACCGAAGGCCACCAGCGCTTTCGCCGAGGCAATCAAGCGCACCCTGAAGGTCTAACGCCCCAGCAGATCCCAGCGCCGCAGCACCATGTTTTTCGGAAGCCTGGCGCCGCTGTGCATGTTCCGGTTGCGAGGCATTTCCGCAAAGATGAAGTATTCCGACAGCCGCGTGCCGCTGATCGAATACGACATCCCGGGCGGTGGCTCGCCAGTTGTCCAGGTCAGCCGGCCATTGGCGTCAGCCGTTGGAATCCCACCCTCGACGATGTTCTTCGTGATCGGATCGATCCAGTACACGCGATCGATCAGGTTCGCCGTGAACTGCAGACGTTCCGACGGCGATCCATGGGTCAGCGGATGCGAGAAACGATCGGAAGCATTCAGCATGGTCACCCGATCGAATTCGCCGGCTTCCCACAGCGGGGAATTGCCCTGAACCGTCAGGACGATGTCGCCACTGTCGAAGCGGCCCATCTTGGCCCAGTTGATCTGGGTCTTCTGGCCAGCCGATGCCGCCATGCACGGTGTCGGGTCCTGCCAGATGTGCCCTTTGCCGTGGCAGTGGGGGCACTTGCGATCGGGGGCGCCTTCGCCCGGCACTAGGCAAGAACAGGCGTAGGCGCGGCGCCACACGAACTTCTGGCCGATGTTGTCCAGGAAGCGGTTGAAGCTGTTCGGGTTCAGGCGCATATCACATCACCATCGTGCGAATGCCGTGGATCTTGGACATCAGCCCGCCATTGGAGCCTTTCGGCCCGTTCAGAATGTTGTCGATGGTGGCCGCGTAGACAGCCGCGTCGACGGTGATCGACTGGCTCAGGCCATCGCCTGAGATCGTGCCAGACTGCGGCAGGAAAGCGTCCTCGACAACTTTCAGGATCGCCGTTTTCTTGATGACATCCAGCAGTTCCGGGTAGGTCGTTTCGACGTTGACCAGGCCGGCGGTGTAGGTCAGTTGCACCATCGACGGGATCAGACGACCACCAGACATGCTGGTCATCAGGAAGCCAGACATCATGGTCATGACCGCGTTGGTACCGGGCACGATGCGGATCTGGCCATACTTGGCGTCGAAGTTGAGCCAGTCAGTCGGGATGACAAAGAAGGCGCCGCCCTGCGCTGGGTAGGCCATCTGCAGGTGGTCGACGGATATGATCGGCTTCTGTCGCGTGACGATGAAGCCCCATCGATCGCCTTCAAAAAATTGGGGGGTGTAGTCGGTACCGATTTCGATTTCCCACGCCATGCCCGCCAGGTCTTCGATCTGCTGTGGGGTTGGCTGCGAGGGGAAATAGCGGGTTGGCACCAGGGGAACGCGCAGGGTGTGCGCGACCTCGGATTCAGCTGCGCGGATCTTGTCCCACAAATACTCATCACTGACATCGATGTCTTGCATCACGCCCGAGGCGGCCGACACCAATCGATCGCGACGCAATTCATCCACAATGATGTCGCGGATGAACAGTGAAGTCCGGGTGGTGACAAACAGCGCTTCCACGTTCAGCTGGAAGCGGCGAATGCCAATATCGCCAGACAGGACAAGCAGCAGTGGTCCCGGCTGAAGCGATGCGGTATCAGTGCCATCCAGGGTGATAGATACCACCCCTTCCGGCCAGTTGGCCCCGACAGCGTCATCAGCCAGCGTCAGCGGGCCGATGAACTGTTGACGGCCATCCATGCTGTAGACGCTGGCTGACAATGAACCGGCGACCATCACCGGCAATCCATCACGTTGCACCGTGACGGTGAATTGCGCTGTGCTACCGGCGATGATCGTGTTCATAGTTAGGCCATGTGTCCTGCAGCTTTGAGGCTAGCGATAACCGCGTTGATCGTGGTGCCAGCGTTGGAGTTGTCGACGTTGGCGTTGGCCACGGTTGCAGCCTTTTTCACGACGCCAGCCGTGGTAGTGGATGCCGGGGTAGTGCCCAGCGCGACGACCAGGTCGCCAAGTCCAGCCTTGGCTGCCGCGATGTTCAGATTGTTCAGAATTTCGCGGATGTTTTGCAGTTCAGCAGTGGTTGCCATAGGGCACCTCGGGGTTTAGAAAACGTCGTCGGCAGGCGGCGTGTCACCGGTGGCACCGGCATTGCCAGTTTCGCCGGCAGCGGTGGCTTCAGCATCTGCGGCAGCAGCAGCAGCAGCGGTGGCTTCAGCTTCGGCGGCGGCTGCTTCAGCTTCGGCGGTTGCGGCGGCCTCGGCTTCGGCTTCAGCAGCGGCTTCAGCAGCGGCTTCAGCAGCGGCTTCAGCAGCGGCTTCAGCAGCGGCTTCAGCAGCGGCAGCGGCAGCGGCAGCGGCAATCGCAACCGCCGGATCAGCAGTGACCTTGGCAGTCTTGGCATTCTTGCCGGTGGACTTCGGCCCCGTCGATGCGACAGTCGTTTTGTCGATCACCGGAACGCCATCGGCCAGGTAGCCAGGGATAGAGAGGAAGAAATCGGCAATTTCTTGCTCGACTTCGGCGGAACGAATCCGGCCGTCTTCCATCTTTTCAAAATGTACGCCGTTGATTTCAAGGGCGGCGTTGGGCAAGTCGCAAATAACGCGTGGCATTGCAAGTCTCCTTAAAAGTCGGGCGCCGCTTGGGCGCCCGGGGGAATCACATCAGGACATCATTCGCCAGTGTGCGGGCGCCATTTGGCCTGCGACGGGAGGATGTTTTTGATGTAGCCGTGGTGCTTCGGCTTGGTCATCCGCAGGTAACCGAACAGGAACTGGAACCAGCTGATGACCGGCATGCCACCGATACCGAACGGCAGAGGGATCTTGGTCATCGGTTGGAACTGGCGCCAGCCGATCGCGTCAGCGTTCGGTGCCATGTTCAGTAGCGGAACCGAAACGGTGCCTGGAATGTCACGGTTTTTGTCGGTGAAGGTGGTAGTTCCACCGCCTTTCTTGACGACTTTGACCAGACGCAGGTCGTTCACGGCGTTGGTGCCGTTCTGGCGGCCGCGATAGATCGCGTAGCCAGTTTCGGTGTTGGCCGCCGAGGCAGTGATGGTCAGCACAGCGGTACCACCAGCAGCGATGGCCTTCTGGGCAGAGACAACCACGGCCGTCATGCCTTCGCCTTGACCGCCAATACCGGCAACGGCGTAGTAGTAGTTACCGGCACGGGTCGACGTGAACTGCGAGTCGGTAGCGGTACCGGTGGAATCAACCGCCAGGGACGCAGGTTTGAAGGCAGCGTTGGCCGTCGCGATCGCAGCGTTGTGCACTTCGAACGGGTAGACCATCGGGTTTTCTTCATCGTGGATGAAGGTGTCCATGTTGGTTCGCAGCGTGCCGTTCTGCAGGCGGATACCTGCTACGTGGCCACCCAGCGTTGGGGTGTTGGCACCATCAGCGGTCCAGCGATAGGCCGGATCCAGACCGGTGTTCAGGTCGTTCTGGACGCTGTTCGGCATGAACACGTCGGTGCTGCGGCCCCAGGAACCGTAACGGCTGACCGCGACGTTGATCTTGGAGAACGCGCTGATGTCATCCAGCTTGGCGCCTTGCAGGTCGACCACGTTGTCGTCGGACATCTGGCCAGCTGCGATTTCCTTGTCGATCTGGGCAAAGATGCCGTCGAACTGGGTCGGCGAAGCGTCGGCGTTACCGTGGAACAACAGGTACTCGGCGTCGGTCAGCAGCTGCAGAGCGCCGTTGCGTTCTTCCACTGCGGTCGCGTCGGTGATGTTCTTGCCAATGTTCAGCACGTAGCCGACTTGACGCAGGGACATCAGGAACTTGACCATGCCGACTTCACGGCTGTACTCGCCTTGTGCGGAACGAACCACGCCCATCTGGGAGTTGGTCGAACCACCGAGGAAGCCGCCGACACTGTTCTGACGAACGTATTCGTCGACGATGTTAGTAGCGCTGGTCTGTTGCAGGCGATTGAACAGGGTGAAGTGCTCGTTCTCCTGGACAGTGGTTTTCATCGCTGTATCCAGCGACTGAACGCCCAGTGCACCACCGCCCGAAAGGGTAGCGACGTCGGTCTGGTAGTTGGATGCTTCCAAGGCCTTCAAAAGGTCTTGGGAAGGTGCGCCGCCGGTAGAGCCACCAGGGATGGCCAGGCCACCCGGGGTCGCGCCACCAAATTGTTGCATGAGACTGTTAATGTCCATCTACGAACCTCGAATGATGGTTTGCCTTACCGGCGATTAGGAAACGATGCGTGCCAGAACGGATTCAGACGGCGGCGTGCCGTTGCGCAGGGCAACGTCGAGCGTGGTCAGTTCCAAACCGGTGATTTTTTTGGCGTCGAAAGCGGTATTGGCCTTGGCCAGAACTTCGCCAACGGTGTAAGCAGGGGTCGACTTGACGAGCGGTTCGCCAGCGGTGTGGCGGTCAGTGACGGTGACCACGGTCTTGCGGCCGCGACCTTCGCCCGACAGAGCGGTGACTTTGTCGTTCAGCGACTTGATCATGTCGCCCTGGATGCGAATCATCCCCAGCGCGCTATCCATGGCCTTGGCCAGGACGTCTTCAGCGGCAGACATGCGGCCGCCCAGGGAGTCGATCGATTTGGCGAACTCTTCGCCGTCAATCACCGCAACACCGGCTGCAGCTGCGGCGGCATTCACGCCATCCAGAGACTTGGTAAGGTCTTCCTCGTCTTCTGGATTTGTCTTGTCCGCGCCATCAGCGGCGGCGGCAGCGATTTTTGCGTCATCAGCAGCGGGGGCTGCCAAGGACTTGGCCAGGGTTTCCTGGTTCTCAGCTTCCTGGCTCAGCTCGGCCAGCAATTTGTCAAAGTCGCTCATTCCGAGCCTCGTTTTGTGAGTGAATTTCGTAGGTCGCGCATAAAGCGTTCGGCCCATTCAGCTGCCTCGGTGCGAGACAATCCAAAGTGCTGCATGCCGAAGTCGGTCATGCCGCTAACGTCTTGAATGCTGGTGTCACGACGCGTCAGAAGGGCAGCCGTCAGCGCCTCCTTGAACAGGAAGTAACTAATCGGGTCTTGTGTTGAGGAAGTTGCCGGGGCGCCGTCGAGCGACTGCATCGACATCGCGGCGCCGCCGACCAGCTGGTTCACGTCGGTGACGTAGCTGGCTTCAAGCGCCTTGACCATGTCGAAGCCTTCCGGGGTCCAGCACTTGGCCAGGACGCCGAACGGAATGGTGCTGGCAGCCGATACGTGCTGGTTGACCGGCTGACGACTGATCGCCAAGTTGGACCAGCGCACTTGCGTGACGAAACTGACCTTGGACTTGGCTAGCGGGTCGATGCCCGGCTTGCGGGCCAAGATGGCGCCGCCTACAGAGGCGTACCACCGGGCTGGCGGGTTCAGCCTGGTCATGGAATCCCAGACCATATTCGCCTTCGCAGCCAGCGGCGTATCGCCACTGAACAGGCGCGCCTTGACGAACACTGAGCCACCATCGACGCGCACTTCATCCGGCACGCCGACTTCCCAGGCCTCTGGGTCCTCGATGCCGTGGTTCTTGGCAACAGACGGCATCGACTTGTGATCGATGTCGATGTTGCCGAACTTCAGGAAGTGGGGCGCCGAGTCTTCCAGGGCTTTAGCCAGGATGAAGTCGTTCTGCTGGTCAGTGCCTTCGCGACTGGCTTCTAGATAAATGAAGCGCTCGCCCGATTCTTCAGACGGCCGAGCCTTCAGCATCGTGCCGATGCTTAGATATTCTGGTGTTGGGTTGCGCTGTTCTTCGCTCATGACTAAATCGTGCTGTCACGACACTTTTCACAGGCACAAAAAAACCGCCCGAAGGCGGTTGGTTGTGGCTGGTTACTTCCACGTCTGCGGCTTGGGTCACGTCACCACTTAATCAGCCCCGTGGTTTTTGGTACCCACCCCGACTTACTAGGTCGTTGTCCGGGAATTTAGATCCCGACTCCAGTTACGCAGAACGGTGGCCGCAGCCCAGTGCAGGGCGCATCTTTAAGCCATCTGCCGCACCACTGAATCGTAGCGCTACCGCCGAATCTCGGCCAGGCACATCGACCGCATGGCGCTATCCTGGATCGAATAGCACGACCCCGAATCATTGTGCGCCCTGGCCAGGCAGTACGATCGTGCGTCGGCATCGGCGATGCTGTAGCAGGACCCTGCGTCAGCTGCGGCAGTGTCGGCAGCGATCATCAGGGCGAATAGAAGTAGGGCTTTCATCGGCGTCGCTCCTTGGGGTGGATCAGCCGAGCGTAGCACTCAACCACACGGCGAAGTCAGGATCATCACCAGGCTGACTTTCCAGCGTGTGCACCCAGCGGCCGCGACAGTTCGGGTGCGCCAGCCCTGCGGGGAGCCAGTACATTTCTTC